AACCAGACCAAAAGATTACGACATCATTTGTATGGATAACTTTACGTAACATTTACTTTGACTTCCTGAAGAAAGAACCTATGACGTTTGAGTTAGATAAGACCGTTTCTGAAGCCGTTTGCGAGACCGAAAGTATAATTGCATACGGAGAGTTAAATAAACGCGTTAGAGACGAACTTAATAATGTCGATTGGTTTGACAAAATGCTATTCGAACTATACGTCTCAAGTGGCAAGTCAATGCGAGAACTATCTAAAGAAACAGGAATAAGTCTCTCTTGCATATTCTATACCACCAATAGAACAAAAAAGCACTTAATTAGTTTACTTAATGAAGACTATGAAGATTACTTAAACGAAGATTACGAATGGCTAAAAGAAAAGCAACAGGATTAGGAGATACAATAGAGAACGTACTCCAAGCAACAGGAATAGATAAGGTAGCAAAGTTTATATTAGGAGAGGACTGCGGATGTGATGAACGTAAAGCAAAGCTTAACGAACTTTGGTCTTATAGAAAGAAACCACTTTGTCTTAATGAAGATGAATACTTATGGCTTAACGAAGGGGGATTAAAGAAAGCTGAAACATCATTAGTAGATTCAATGTTGATGCAGAGAACTCATAACAGAGTGTTTCAAACAGGGAGATTAGAATATACTTCATGTGCATCTTGTTTAAGAGATCAATACCAAGACTTAAAGAAAATATATGACGCATATTAATAACGATATAATACAAGTAATACATTTAGGTAGCTTCTTTTTTGTAGTTTGCTTAAATTGAATAATCAATAGAAATCAATGGCGGGTACAGGAGGTAAAAGAGAGGGAGCTGGTCGTAAATCTTTAGCAACAGAGATTAAAGGTTTTAACCTAGCTGCTCCACATGTAGAAGATGCTTTCAGAGTGATTGCAGAAATAATGATTGATGAGACTAAACGTCCTGTTGATAGGATTGCTAGTGCTAAGATACTAATTGAGTATGGTTGTGGTAAACCTAAAGAAAGAGTAGAGTCAGATGTTACAATCAATACTACAACATTAAAAGACCTTATAAACTTTGGTGACACTAAATCCTAAATATAAACCATTTGGAAGTGATAGCAGATATTTTATTATTACTGGTGGTAGGGGTAGTGGTAAGTCTTATAGTATTAATTTGCTCTTACTTCTACTTACTTATGAAAGTGGGCATACTATATTGTTTACAAGATATACCCTTACTTCTGCTCACGTTTCTATTATTCCTGAGTTTATTGATAAGATTGATGTACTAGATAAGCACTCCGATTTTCACATAACAAAGGACGAGATTATAAACCTAAGAACAGGAAGTAAGATATTATTTAAAGGTATCAAAACAAGCTCAGGAACTCAGACTGCAAACCTTAAATCTTTGGCTGGTGTTACGACATGGATATTAGATGAAGCAGAAGAGCTTACTGATGAGGATACATTTGATAAGATTGATTATTCGATACGTTCTAAAGACAAACAAAACAGGGTAATACTTATACTTAATCCAGCTACAAAAGAGCATTTCATCTATCAAAAGTTCTTTGAAGCGAAAGGTGTTGAAGCGGGGAGTAATGTAATAAAAGGAGATACGACATACATTCATACTACTTATTTAGATAACGTAGATAACTTATCGGAATCATTTTTAAATCAAATACAAACAATAAAAGAACGTAGGCCAGACAAGTATAAACACACAATACTCGGGGGGTGGTTAGAAAAAGCGGAAGGAGTTATATTTACCAATTGGAGAATAGGACCATTCAATAAAGATAATGGAAGTGTATTCGGTCAGGATTATGGATTCAGTAACGATCCATCGACATTAATCGAAACGTCAATTGATAAGACTAGGAAGACTATCTATGTTCGGCTACATATATACCAAGCCGGATTAACTACAACCGAACTAGCGAGACTTAATAGACAATTTGCGGGGAATGATTTGATAGTAGCAGATAATGCAGAGCCTAGATTGATAGCAGAATTAAAGTCACAAGGTTTAAACATAGTACCTACAATTAAGGGAGCTGACTCGGTGAAATATGGGATAGCATTATTACAGGATTATGATTTGATTATTGACGAAAATTCCGTAGATTTGATAAAGGAATTAAATAACTATTGTTGGTTAGAAAAGAAGTCGGAAACACCGATAGATAAGTTTAACCACGCATTGGATGCTTTGAGATACGCAGTGTCATATCAGTTAGCTAATCCAAACAAAGGGAAGTATTCAATTTACTAAATACAAAATATGAAAACAGAAGTTAAAGAAGTAGCGTTTCAAGTTCCGAACAAGAAAAACATCATTAGAGATGTAACATTAGAACTAGTGGAAAAATTTAAAGCTGAACATGGAGATGGCTGGAAGTTAGAGATGTATGAAGCAATCGACAACGAGATTATGAAGTTTCAAGGGAGCTTAGAGTATTGGAAAGCTATTAGAAAGAATATTAAATAATGGAGATTAAAGATTTTAAAGATAGAAACTGTGTAGAATATTTAGACCAAATAGATATACATAGAGGCATTAGTGCTTATATCGACCATAACAATATGTTTATTATAAATATAGATGATGGAGGACCGCAAGGAGCTCAGATAGAATTAGACAAAGAAGCAATAAAAGATTTAGTTAAATTTTTAATAGGCGAATGAAGTTAGAATTAGTAATACCAACATCGTTAAGTGAGATACCTTTGATGCACTATCAGAAATACATGGTAGTTGCATCGAATAAGGATAACTCGGAGCTGTTTATATCGCAGAAAATGATTGAAATATTCTGCGGTATAGAATTAAAGAATGTAGTTAACATTAAGCTGTCAGATGTAATAGACTTGGTAACTCATTTTAAGAAGTTATTCAGTGATAAGCTAGAACTTAAAAGAACATTCGAGATTCAAGGGGTAAAGTTTGGATTCATTAATGAGTTAGAGGATATATCGTTTGGCGAGTATATAGATTTAGAGTCTAACATTATCGATGTACAATCCTTCCATAAGGCAATGGCTGTTATGTACCGACCTATTACGAGTCAGAAAGGGGATAAGTATACCATAGAGAAATACAGCGGCACAGCAAACTATGCTGACTTAATGAAGTACGCTCCTTTAGATGTTGTATTACCCGCATCGGTTTTTTTTTGGAATTTAGGAAGCGAACTATTGACAGCTACCCTATCCTATTTGGAGAAACAGATGACGAAGAAGAACAAAACGATTTTAGCGAAGCAACTCAATTTGGACAACGATGGGGATGGTATCAGTCAATATATCAACTCGCTAAAGGAGACATTACGAAGTTTAACAGAGTTACAGAAAGTGGACTATTTGAGTGCTTAACAATGTTGACGTTTGAAAAGCAGAAAATGGAGATAGAAAATAGACAATTAAAAAGAGCACATGAAAGGATACTATGATTTTACAACAGCATTTCACGATTTCTTAATAAGTGATCCGTTAGTAAACCAAGTTACGAAGGGTAGTTTGGATAAGATTACAAACGCTAAAAAAGACATGTACCCATTAGCTCATGTTATGATTGACAATGGTGCGTTTGAGGAGAATACAATAAGATTTTCTGTTACGTTGATTGTTATGGACATCGTAGACTACACCAAAGAAGATTTGACTCACTTGTATTACGGAAATAATAACGAAGACGACATACATAATCAAACATTAATGATTTGTCAACGTGCGTTTGAAAGTATGCGAAGAGGTGACTTTGGTGACAATTACTCTATTGAATCAGAAACTGCATCTTTTGAATTCTTTGTTGATAGATTTACAGACGATGTAGCTGGTTGCACTATGACTTTTGATATTACAATGGCAAACGAAATGACTATATGCTAAACGTACAGGAGGAGTTAGATAAGTTTAAAAGGTATGTAATAGCTAAGTCTAAACTTAATCTAAAAGAACAGAATAGAAATGTAAGTAATAAGCTATACAATTCTATTAAAGGTGAAGCAAAAGCTATGCCTAATTCTTTCTACCTTAACTTTGAGATGGACGAACATGGACAATATTTAGATCAAGGTGTTAAAGGTAAAAACTCTTCCGCAAAAGCTCCTAATTCTCCGTTTAAGTTTGGGAGTGGTAAAGGTAAGAAGGGTGGATTAACTCAGGGTATACAACGATGGGTAAAAGCTAGGAGGTTTCAGTTTAGAGATAAGAAAAGTGGTAAGTTTATGTCTTATGATTCTACTGCATTTTTAATTACTAGGTCAATATATTCTAAAGGAACTAAGCCCTCTTTATTTTTTACTAAACCATTCAATAAATACTTTGAGAAATTGCCTAAAGAATTAATCGTTAAATACGGATTGGATGCTGAAGAGTTATTTAAGTATACAATTCAACAACCTAAAAAATAATGGCTAATATATTTGCAAGAAGTCCTTACATTATATCTGTTAACGAGACAGGACAAGAAGGTAGTAAGATAGAGATATTTCTATGGAATGGTACAAGTGAGCCGTCTCCAAACAATGCTAAATACACACTAGCTAAATTAATACCTGCATCGAACAATACGTTAACAACTTATGATATTTCACCATATATTAGAGAGTATTTGTCGTTTGCTACGAGACAAGATCCAACAGCAATCACGACGTTAAGTACAAGCCAATGGTGTAATGTTAGAATCAAGAGGTATAAATTAGACGTTACTACGTATACGTTATTAGACACTACAGATTACTACGCGTTTGATGGATATACTTATTACGAGAGTGGAAGCAATGTTGACCTAGGAAATTATTTATTAGAAAATAAAACGTATTATTATAATGCTGGGACTTATTCAGGTCAGATAAATTTATTCTTAGTTTATTACAATATTTATGATGGTGGCGACGTTATTGTTTATACTAAACCGGACCTAAGTGCGTCTACTACATTAGCTGCTTCGAGTACTGGATGGAGATGTATTCCAAGGGTACACCCATCCTATACTGCAACTGGAAATAAAGTCCAGATATACGATTCTCTTAATGTATTAAAAGCCACATATACATTTCTTCCAATCTGCGAGCCTAAATACACTCCTGTAGTGATTGACTTTATTAATCAGTATGGAGCTTGGCAAAGAGAGTTCTTTTTTAAGGCTTCAAAGAATACGCTAGCAATAGAATCAAATGATTTTAACGTAATGCAGAGTTCAATAACTAGCTACGATATCAAACAAGGTCAAAAAAAGTCATTTAATACCAATGCTAGGGAGACAATTTCTGTAAATAGCGGGTATGTAAATGAAGATTTTAGCTCAAACATTAAGCAGCTTATAATGAGTGAAAGAATACTAGTTGATAACAAGCCCGCAATATGTAAAACAAAGTCATTAGAGTTGATGAAAAACATAAATAATCACATGATTAACTATAGTTTAGAATTCGAGTTAGCTTATAACACTATAAATGCAGTAATATAATGAAGAGAATTGTAGACATATACGTTGAAAGTATCAGTGGGAGTGGTGACTATTTAAAATTAGAATTGTTTAACGATGAAAAAATTGAGCTCACAAGTACGATTCAGAATATACAAGATATATCTAAAGTATATACCGACTTTACACAATCGTTTACGGTGCCAGCAAGTACAATTAATAATTCCATACTGCATCATTTTTATCAATCGGATGTAAATATTACTAATAACGAATGGAATTTCAACTTTAGAATTAGAGCAAGAATTGAAATTGATTTGGTCCCATTTAGAACGGGTACTATCATGATGGAGAAAGCTAATATAAAGGATGGACGTACGGATAGCTATACGATTACTTTCTATGGTGACTTAGTAAGTCTTAAGGATAAGTTTGGAGATGCTAAGTTAAGCGATTTAGATTTTACTTCATATGATATTGAATACACCGGCACAAATGTAATTAATAGAGTTAAGTCAAGTACATTAGAAAATGTAATGTTTCCTTTAATTAGTTCCAAAAGATTGTGGAGCTATGGAGATGGCGCAAGTACGGATATTAAAACTGTTAAAGGTTCGATTAAGAATGACGAGTTATTCCCAGCCTTAAAAGTTGCAAGGATATTAGATGCAATTCAGGCGAAGTTTGATGTTGAATTTAATTCGCAGTTCTTTGTAAGTACAAACGACAAATGGGAAAAGTTGTATTTATGGTTAAAGAATGAAGAACAATATACAAGTAAAACAAGTTCTACACCGGTGAACATTATCGCACCAAGCGGACAAACTACTGTCCCTGGATTCACTATGTATCCGTATTCTTTATCCCCTGTTCATTACCCTGCATTTTCAGGGTTTTATTTTGATGGTTCCTTCTTTACTTGTAAATCAGTAGGAAACGCGCCGAATCCTTTTGGTACAGGGCTTGTGCCAATAGACGCTCCAACGTTACAAATATCCGTACAAAGTGTTTCAGACGCTACAATTGAATATTACATAGACTTATATAAAGATGGCAAAGTTGTTAAAACAAAGACGCGTAAAGGTAATTTTCCCCCGTCAGATTTCTACACTTTTGCGCCTTCAGATAATGGAAGTATATTTTTCTTTAGAATAAGAACTAAGGCGCCAATGACGTTAAACTTAAATGCTAATCTAAACTATAAATATTATAATAATCATAACCAGCCAATATTTATTCCTTCTGTTACTACTACTGCAAA